TACTGACATGGGAATACGTTACGTTTATCGTCACAAATAACTAATTATACGCGCGTATAATTAGTTATTTGTGACGATAAACGTAACGTATTCCCATGTCAGTATTTACAGTGTCATATGATAGTGTTACGATAAATCATGAATATTGGTGACGATATGCAATAGGATATTTTTTAACCTTGCTGTTGTTATGTCATGACTTTATGTTACGATAATAAAATGTTAATCGGAGGGATTCAGAATGACCAAAGTTAAGATAGGCGAAATGATAAATACCCTGGTGGACAACGTGGACGCGGTGGACGCTTCCGGGGAACCGCAGGGTATCAAAACAAAGAAATACAAGGCGTTAGCTAGCAAGTTCAAAAACGCCCTGTTTAACGACAAGCGAAAGTTTAGGGGGAAAGGTCTGGCGCGCCGCGTCACAGCCAACACGTTCAACAGGTACATGAGCATGGCGCGCTCAAAATTTGATGACCGGCTTCACCATTCCTTTGAAAAAAGCGTCACTGCGCTGGCCGCCAGGCATCCGCTGTACGCGGATGAACTGACCGAGTGGCTTGAGCTGCCGACGAAAGATATCCGGCAGCGCATCAAGGAGTTGACCTCACGTCTGAAGGAAATCATGCCGCTTAAAGAGGAGATCGGCGACGTCAGCATCGGCACAAAAGCGGGTGAGAAGAAAGTGAACCGCATGGCGGCAAAGTATCCGGGGTGGAAATTTGCGCTGATGGACCTGAACGCCCCGGACTGGCGCGAGGCGCGGGCAAGAATGTATCAGTATTTCGATGAAGGGTCCGACCTGCTCGACGCGCTGATGAGCCTGCGCGTGAACCACGAAATCATGTATTCGCTGACCCTGAGCGCAGCCGAGCGCGTATCGATACAAAAACGGTGGGGCGACGTTCTGGACGAGAAAAAGCGAAGCACCGTCCTGATTGATTACCCGGCCTATATGGATGCCGTGCTGGACATTCTGCACACGCCATCGAGTCATTTCGGCTTTGGCACGCGCGCCAGCATGGCCCCGCTGGCGTTCGCGCTGGCAGCCGTCTCTGGCCGCCGTATGATTGAGATTATGCGCCTGGGCGAGTTTAAACCGGCAGGCCGCAATAAGGTCGAGTTTACCGGGCAGGCGAAGAAGCGCAGCGAGGAGGACGGCACGGCGCGCACGATTTATATTCTGTGTGATACGGCCCTGTTCATTGAAAAGCTGGAGCTTCTGCGCAACTGCGGCGCGGCGGCAGATTTCGACGACGTGGTGCGGGGCTACGGTGAGGACGATATGCGGTCCGAGAACGGCAGAATACAGACCCTGCTCGGCAACTCGTTTAACGTGTGGGTGAAGCAGTTTTTCCGCGACGACCGCCGCGTTTTCAAGGATAGCCGCGCTATTTATGCCCGCATCGCCTATGAGTCATGGTTTCGCGTCGATCCCCGCTGGGCGAAAGTCGATGAAGATGTGTTTTTCTCTGAAATCCTCGGCCACGATGACGAAGGGACACAGCTGCACTACAAACAGTTTAAGCTGCACAACTTCTCAACCAGCTGGAAGTATGAAACCGGCGAAGAAAATGACCGGCTGGCCGCCCTGCAGGAGCTGGACGACCTGATGCCGGCCTTTGCGCGGGGCGATGCCGGTATCAAGATGCACGATGCGGTTAAGGCGATTATTTCGGAGGAGCCGAACGCCATCATCAACAGTTCCCGCCTGCGCCAGCTGGGCTTTAACACCAAAATGATTCAGCGTTATTTAGAACTAGCCGCCGAGGCGCTGGGGCAGACGGTGGGCGAAAACGGGCGCCTGATGATGGACGGCGAAATCAAAAATATTGTGCTGGATAACGACAAGTTTGCCGACGAGCTGGAGGCCGACGAAGAGGAAGAAGAGGCCGACGACGCGCACGACGACGACGAGATCGAGCTGGTGGCAGAGGGTGATGACGAAGAGGCCGAACCTGCTACACCGGAACCTGTAATCGCAGAACGCCCCCGCTTTGATGCGCCGAGACATAACGACGCGGGCGAATGGGTGATCCGCTATGAGTTCGGCGGCCAGCGCTTCGCGTGGACCGGCAGCGCGGAGAATATCCGCGAAGCGATGGAAAAGGCATGGCGGGCTTATCATGACTGAGTATCTTGGGGCGGTCACCCTTATCGCGGGGATTTACTGCCTGATTCGCGGCTGCTAGCTTGGGGGTGGCTATCTTTTCGCTTATCTGGTCCCCATGCTGGTTTATATCTGCACAGCTATCTCTCTGTTTAAAATGTGAAAGGAATGAAAATGACGACTGAGATTACAGAAGCACAGCTAAAATTTTTAGTTAACGCGAAAAAGGGAAATTACCGCCGCACTATCAGCGACCGCACAGGCGTTGCGCTGAAAAAACGCGGGTTGGTTTTCTACGCGATATTGTTCGGATGGAATCTGACCGCCGAGGGACATAGGGCGATGGACCAGCTGAATAACAACGTCTAATAATTAGCCTTCAGGCTAACTTAGCTCTTGCGCTAAGTTAGCATGTGAGCTAATATTGTTTTCAGGGAGGAAAGCACATTGTTTACAGTACGGTTTCACGACGAGGCGGAGATTGAGTTAGAAGAGCTGCCGCCGCTCATTGCAGGGAAAATGGTTAAGCTGTTAGAGAAACTGGAGAAGAACCCGCAGGCAATGAGAGAGCCGCATTGCAAATCAATCGGTAACGGGCTGTTTGAGCTGACAACCAAAGGCGGCGACATTGCACGGGGCCTGTGGGTTTATCAGTCGGGAAAACAGATTTTTCTACTGCGGATATTCATCAAAAAGACGCCCAAAACGCCACGCCCTGAAATCGAACTGGCCTGGCGCAGACTGGAGGAAATGAAAGGTGAAAGGTAAAACACTGGCAGAAGTAAAGGCGAAGATGATGGAGCGCGACGAGTTCCGCGCCGCATACGAAGCCGAAGAACGTAAGGAGCGCCTTCAGGCGCTTCTGATTGAATGGCGCAACCACGCGGGCCTGACAAGCGCGCAGGTCGCTGAACGCATGGGCATCGCTGCCCCCACGCTGTCCCGCATGGAAAAGAACATCGAGGCGGCGAAAATCGACACGCTGGCACGCTACGCCCGCGCCTGTGGCGTCGAAAAAGCCACGCTGCACTTCTAAACCGGTCGGGGCAGCTGGCCCCGGCTTTTACACCCCTTCCAGCTTCACGCGCACGTCGTTCAGAACGTGCGTGACGACCCCGAAACAGATCCCCTCTTCCCCGAGTCCCATTTCATCCTCGCTTATCTTGATTTTGCGTTCCGGGTCGTTAATGTCTTCCAGGTGAAGGCGCGGCACGTTGCGGAACCGCACCACTTTGAAATGGTTATCAACCGACATTGCGATCAGGCTGCCGTCCAGCGGTTCCAGCGCGCTGTTGCAAACCAGCACCGCGCCCCGCTTAATTCCCGCCGTCGGGGATTCAAGGTCGGCTTTAAATAGGTAAACCCCCGCGCCGTGGTTATTACTGATCGCATCTAACGAAAGCCGTTGTTCAACGTAATCTGTTGCGGGACTCGGAAAACCCATGGCGTTTACCCTCTTTAAATACTGTATTTTTATACAGTATAAATCAGGCTGGAAATAAGGGAAGGGAAGAAAAGCGCACCGGTATTTATGCGCCTGAATTGGCCGTTAAAAAAAAATAAATCAGCTGGTGGGCCGGTGCGGTCATTTCACGAAAAATAGCTGTTCCGGGTTAGCGCGAAAATACGGAACCGGGCGGAAAGATATCTCGCCGTAAATACTGATTACAGTGAACGTAGTAAAGAGCGATACCGCGATGGCCACCGGCAGCATGACAACCCAAATCAGCCAGGTGACGGGATGCCACCACCGCATCAGAGGGCGGAACAAATCGCCGTCGGCATAGACCCGGAATGCGCCGGTTGCGTGGATAACGCCGCGAAGCCCCCGCAGCGCGTCAGCGCGCTTATATTCCCATGCTTCCTGTGCTCTTTCCTGCGTGTCCATCCTCAGCCCCTGTAAGCCCCGTAACGGGGTTTTCTGGTGATCCAGATGTTTCCATTACTATAAGAGTAAGAAAAGATCTGGATCAGTCATTCGCGCCTGTTTTGACCTTCCCCTTAACCAGCCTGCAAGCGTTTTAAGGCAGCGTGGTCGCCGGGTTTCAGCGAGCCAATATGGTCAGCGAGGTACATGCCCGCAAGCGTTGAGCGCGCCAGCTGCACCGGCATCGCGGCCAGCTGCGCCAGCTCGGCTCTGGAGAGTACGGTGCGGACCCACCGGAACGGTACCGGGGTGTCGGCCACCGCACGCGCCACCGCGCCTTCTGCGGCGTTCTGCGGGGCGTCTTCACTGGTGGAAGGGATAGGCTCGGCGAGTGATCCAGATCTTTCCAAATCTATAAGACTAACTAAAAGATCTGGATCATCATTCTGACCCATATCAACCGGCTCGGCCTTCACGTTAAAGAATGATTTCCCGGCTTCTGCGCGCAGCGCGTTCAGCTGGTTCATGAACGCCACGGTATCCCCATCCAGACACATCACACGCGCGCCTGCGCGTCCCACGCGGTCATTCTCAACCCCGAACCCTAACGCGCCGCAGATGTCCTTAAAAACGACGTCAGGGCGTTTTTTCGCGCCATTGCGTCCGAGGTATCCCCCGAAGCGTAAAACGTTGTTAAACGCGTCCACGCCCGCCAAATCGACGACCGCCGTCAGCGCCTCTTTCTGCGCCTCTTTGGTGGCCTGTCCTTCGCCGGTTTCGGTGTTGATGCCGCACTTCTCAAAGTACAGGCGCAGCGCCTGACTGTGGAGGGCGGCAAAGGTGCGGTTAGGCACTTCAACCAGCGGCTGATGGCGAACGGTGAAGGAGGTCACGCCCGGTTGCAGGCGGCTGAACTTCTCGTCGGCCTCTTTGCGGTTGTGCGCGGTGATCGAGACGAACTGCGTGCGCATCGCCTTGCGGAAACTGTAGGAGAAACAGATCAGCGCCTGATGCTGGTCGATGCTGGCCGCCGTGGCCTCGTCCATGTTCATCAGCTCAATCAGGCTTAACTTTTTGCGCCCGCCGTCCATGTAGAACGCCAGATTTTCCGGGGTAACGGGTAGCATCAGCTCGTTTTCAATTTCCCATCGCGCCAGCTGGGCCTGCTGAACGACGTCGAGATATTCCGCCTCCATCAGCTGTTCGCGTTCCTCGTCGGTCGGCGTTTCGGCCTCCATGTGCACCAGCACGGTCTGCTCCCATACGCGTTCGCGTGACTCCTTGCGCATTTCCTTCCCGGCGTCGCTGCGGGCGTCGTTCGGGGCCAGCTGCTGCACGTTGTAGCCGTCAGCCTCCAGAATCAGGATCAGGTTGTTTTTAAAGTCGTTGCGGGCGGCGGCTTCCTGCGCGGCCAGACGGAACTGCATGTCGGCGAAGTCGGAATCAGACAGGCCGAACGATGCGCGGTTCGTGCCTGCGTCGCGGGTGACGTCCGTCACCTGGCTTAAAATCAGGTCGGTGAAACTCACGGCACCGGCGAAGCCGTTGCGGCGGGCTTCCTCGCTGGTTTCCTTGCGTCCGGGCAGCTGTGACAGGCCCACGACAAACTCGCACGCCTTACGGTCGCGGCGCAGCATCTGGATGGCGTCGGACGGCACGATCTGGCCGCAGAACATGCCGAAATGGCGGGTAAAGTGGCGATGCTTATCCAGCGACACGCCGGAGGAAATCGCCGGACTGTAAATCAGCCCGTCATACTTGCAGACCATGCCGTTCGGGTCGCTCATGAACGCCTTTACGTCATCCTGCATTTTGGTGTCCTGGCTGACGTACAGCCATTTTTTATCGGGGTAGTCGGTGATCAGCTGCTCGTAAACCTGCTGGCCGAACGCCTTGGAATCGGTGGCGATCAGCATTTTTTCCTGACGCTTCGCGGCGACCATGATTTCATAGTAAACGCGGTCGCGGTCGGTGTAGAGCACGCGCAGCGGCTGCCGCTGTTCGCTGTTTTCCGGCTGGCAGGAGACGTCAACCGGCAGCTCGAGAACGTGGATTTTTTCCCACTGCTTCAGGCCCGACTTTGCGCGTCTGGCCATCGCCAGCTCGCAGAACGAAACGAGCGAGTCGTTGGCGTCGGCGTCAACCAGCAAGGCGCACTCTGTGGTGCGGGCGAAGGAATCCACCAGGTGATTGAACACGGCGACCGGGTTTTCCATCGCCTTACCGATAAGGATACCGCGCAGGCCCTGCGTGGCCTCGTCCAGCCCGATAAAGTCATGATTTTTTAACAGCGGCTGCCACTTGGGTTTGATGATGGAATTAATACAGATGGTCAGCTTGTTGATGTGTTCCGGGGAAATGCCGGTCATGTCGTCTTTGTAGTAGAACACGCCCGCGTCGGCCCCGTGGCCGTCGTCGTTCTGCTGCATCACGCCGTGCATGGACAGCATCAGGCTGACGCGGTTCGCCAGCGCGATCCCACGGTGCGCCAGCTGCATAATCGGGCGCATCAGGTTTTTCGTTTTGCCTGACCCCATCCCGGCGCGCACGATGACCGGTCCTGTCTGCGACAGGCGCAGCACTAGCTCAAGCACGGCGGGCGTGATCTGCGTGCTTTTCAGCTTGCGATAGTTCACGTATTCCGGGCGGCTGCGCGGGTCGGTAATGGCACCGGTGAAGCCGCGCGCCTCCATGGCCGCTTTCGTCTTCACGCGATATTTCCAGTCGGCACGGCTGGCGGCGTTGATGTTCAGCTGGGGATCGGCACCGAGCGACGCGAGCACGTCGGCAATCAGGGCTTTCACCTGGTCGCGGCTGATATCCGCCGGACAGGCCAGCATCGCCACATCCACGCACTTGAGCACCTGCTGCTCAAAGATGACGGTCTGTTCCTGATTCATATAGCGCAGCTTCTGCAACGCCGCTTCATACAGATTCGCAGGCCGCGTCAGGCGGTTCGCCGGGGCCTTCATCTGGCTGACGGTTTCGGCTTTGCCGTTCAGGACAAACAGATCGTTAAAGTCGCTGCCGTTTTCATCGTAGAAGGTCGGGAAAATGCACTTCACGCCGTCAGCGCCGAACGTCTCCAGAAGGTCGAGGCCGGTCAGCAAGCCGGTGTTACCGCGACGCGGGTTTTTGCGGTCGTTATCCAGTGCACAGGTGATGGTAAAGCCTGCTTCCAGCTCAACCAGCTGGCGCACGACGTGCGTCATGTTACCGGCGGAAATCGCCACCACGACGGCGTCGAAGCGGTCATCCACCATGAACACGGTGGCACCGGTGGCGAAGCCCTCCACAACCGCGACGTTCTGCGCGGTGTATAGGTCGCCGATCACAAAGGCCGCGCCGCTGTAAGGAACCTCTTCAATGGCCGTGGTCTGCTTTTTCTGGCCGTCAGCATAGATACGCTGCCAGCCCGCCAGCTGTCCGGCAAACTCGCCGTTCAGGTGGCGCATCGGGATAGCGAGAAACTCCTCGGTTCTGCCCGTGTGACCATGGTCACACAGGGTCACACGGCGGATATCGCAATGGGCCTGCACGCCGCCGATACGCTTGGCGCTGATGTAGGGGTGCGATCCATCCTCACGCGGTGCGGCGTCAAAGGCTTCTTTAATCCGGTTCCAGTACGCCCGTTCGCGCGCCTGCGCGCGTTCACGCTTGCGCTGCTCGATAGCGTCCTGCTGTTCGCGCTCGGTGCGGCGCTGCTCCTGCTGTTGCAGGCGCAATTCACGGCGGCGGATTTCTTCCTGTGACTGTGTGACCACGGTCGCACTGCGACGCAGGTGATCTTCATATTCGCTTTTCAGAAAGTCGTAACCGCTCCATTCACCAGCGGCTTTCTGTTTCACCACGAAGTTAATGAAGGGATAGCGAATGCGCCCGCTGGTGCGGATATTGGAATAAATATCGGCGTGGCTTTTCAGTGAAGGGGAGTTCATCACCGGATAGCGGCGGTTGTAGGTGCGAAACTTAGTCGCCACCCCTTCGCCGTCAATCAGCCTGATAGATGATGCGTTCGCAGACCAGTCAAAGCCAGCCTGTTCAGCAATTTGCGCGATCTCATGGTCGCCTGCCCTTAGCAGTTCGTAAGGGTCGGAGTTATAAAACTCCTGGTAAAAATCCGTTATTGTCATTTTTTGACCAGAATCAGTACGCGTTGAACTTGCGCACAGGGTCCGGTCTTAGCTACAATAATGACGTCTGCGATGACAATCATTAGTTGGCAGTTAAGACCAGCTATATGAATTAGAGAAAGAACCCGGTCGGCAAAACCGGGTTTTTTTTCGCCCGGGACTCGGAATCGTTCACTAATTCGCCAATTTAATAGCCTTCCTGCGCGTCGTTATTACCGGCAAAATAATAACGACGTCAAGCCGACTTTACAAACACGGAAAGCGTGTCTGTCAGATTTTTTTCACCGTCCAGGCTTTCGCCACTGCTACTACGGGGTGAAGGTACTCAATTTCATCTCTCGAAAAGACATCACGGCTATGTAATTCAGTCAATGAACTGAACACAAAACCATCATCCATCACGGTGACTAACGTCATAACTGCCATAAAGTTATCATCCCGGCGTAATTTAACCAAATGCGTTTCACCGGTAATCGGACTCACATCGGGATCGGCCACAATCACATCGCCCGCCTGAAAGGCCGGTGCCGCCTTGTTATCCGCGATACGCACCGCGTACAGCCTGCGCGTGGTGTTATTCGGCAGGTCCACGAACTGCGGTTCGTGGGCGCTGACCGCACCGTCCTTTAAAAATGCCTCGCTTGGTCCGGTAAGGGTCGTTCCGACAATCGGGATCCCGTGCTCCGTGCGGGTATCCTTCCCTGTCAAAACCCATTCCGGCGAACGTCCATAATATTCAGCCAGTTTAAGTGCTAATTCCAGCGTGGGCATTCCGCCCGACTTCTCAAGATGACTGATGGCCGCGTGCGTAGAGCCGACGGCCTGAGCCACCCCGCGCAAACTGTAGGCGCTGGCGTTATTGGGGTTCGCGTGTTTCAACTCTTCGCGGCGAGCTAAAAGCCAGGTTCCTCTGTTCATGCGGGCAATCTTAGCATCCAAAATGTTAGGCCAGCCATACACATTTTAACCCCCCTGAAGAAATATTGATCCTGATGGTTAATAGACTTTACAAACATGTTAGGCACGCTTAACATCACCCCCCATGAAAACCGCTGATGCTATCGCCTTCTTTGGCAGCAAAGCCGCCTTAGCGCGGGCTGTGGGCTGCCACCGCGTATCGGTTCACCAGTGGGGTGAACTGGTCCCGGCTGCACGCCAGTTTGAGATCGAAATAAAGAGCGGCGGCGCGCTGAAATCGGATTACACGCTTGCGAGGTCTGCCGGGACGCCACCCGGCAGAAAGAAAAGGAAACGCGCTGATGCTTGATGATTTTGTCCGGGGCCAGCTCCGAAACGCCCTTTACGACCTGCCGATGACGCAGAAGGGTCAGATTGCGATCATGAGCGACACCGCTGCGGGCGACGGCTTCACGGCCCGCCCTTCCCGGACGGTGGAGTCAGACGGCAGCACGGTCGAGGTTGACGCCGAGCCGTGCCGTTATCGCGAAGGGAAAAAATTCAAACAGAATAAGCCGCTTATTCTGGAAAGTGCTTTCCAGTCAGCCATATGGCGACAGGCGGCGAATAAACTGCCGGATACCGACCTTGCCTGGACGAAATACTGTTACGGGGAGGACCTTAAATTTGATCATCAATTGATCATTTGTAAACAGGTCTGGAATCGGTTCCTGAAACTTTCCGAGCTGGCCGGCCTGAAAAAGATGAGCGCTAAAACGCACGATAAGGTGCAGGCCCTCGCCTGGCTGGCCGTTCAGGTGGCCGTAAGCCAAATACGCGGCGAAGCGAAGGAATATAGCAGCGCGAAACTGAGCCGCCTGGCGGGAATTAAGCCGGACAACTGGCAAAAAAATTATCTGGCGCGCTGGTCGCTGCTTATCAGCGCCTGTCATGACTTTGACAAAGAGGTGATCCGCCATGTGGGGCGACAACTCCGAGAGGAAAGCAACAGGCGGAGAGATACCCGCCTGTCTGTGTAAGACGCTGATGCGCCGTAATCCGGTCCGTCCCTCGCTGCGCTTCTCGGCGGTTCGCCGGGAATACCTGATGGTCTGCACCAGCTGCGGCATCATGACGCACCCGGACACGAACAAACAGAGCGTGATAGCCGAATGGTGCGGGATGAACCGCCCCGGCGATCCGTACATCGCCGAGCTGTGGGAAGAAAGATTTTACAGCCAGCAAAACACGCCGGTCAGCCCTTCCGGCGACGCCAACCCTGTGTGACCACGGTCGCACGCAGAAAGGTTAATTATATGGAATCCATATATGCGCGCGCCGGTAGCGCCATGCGCACAGAAACAGAATATGACTTTACGCAGGAATATTTCAGCCGTCTGAAAGGCGTGGATTATATTCCGGTTCGGAAATCGTCTGATTATCACGAGCGTCCGGGTAAAGCTTATCGCCGTAATTATTTAACGCCCCGCATGAAGCAGATGAATAAATCACGCTTAAAAGCACAGGAAATAAAATCATGAAGCACTGGAAACTCATTTTTCCTTTTATTACCACGAAAGAAATTCCGCACGATATTGAAGAACGTTTATCGCACTGCGCTTTTTATCCGTTAAAAGATGCGCTAACGAAAACATCCGGCTTTGCACTGTTAACGGAAAGCGAACGCTTTATTAAATCCGACGGTCGTCATTTATTTCAGTACACCGAGCAGTCGCGCAAAGCTGACGTCGCGACGGTGAACCATATTCATAAAGAAAGATTGCAAGCCGTTACGGACGAAGGTCGCGAAGTCACCCCGGAAACCCTCGAAGCGATCCGAGCGGTGGCCGAGCGCGAGGCGCTGAAGTTTGCCCGCATCAATACCACCTCTGTTTATATTCTGTACGATTTCCCTGCGGGGCGCGTGTGGTGCGCGGGTAGCACGGTGAAGAAGTGCGAAACGGCGCTGAAGCGCCTGCGCAAAGTCATCGGTAGCCTGGACACCGAACCCGTGGTGCTGCCACTGGCTGCGCGCCAGCTGGTGAAGGTACTGCAACAGGGCCGCCGCTGGCTGAATGACTCGCTGGCTATCCCTGAGTATGCCAAGGTCGTCGCCGAAGACCGCGACGGCGAGGCGGGCGTCACGTTTGACGGCGTCTGCGTACTGGATCGTCAGGTCGGGGAAATGCTGGAAGGAATGTTAATCCGCACGACGGAAATGCACCTCCACCAGCCAGCCGCTATGCGTGACGGAAAGGTACTGGCTTCGTTCGTGCTGGACGCGCCGGAACACGCCGGGGTGAGCCTGCGCGCGCTGGACTACGGCAGCGGCAAGGGTGAGGACGATGACGGGGCCGAGCAGAACCACGCAGCCGACATGCAGATTGTGGCGAAGACCTGCGAGCAGATTATGGCGGGTCTGAACGCCTTCACGCACCACATCGGGGGCTGACTATGTCTGCGGTTCAGCTGGCTAACGTGGTAACGGCGCTGCGCCTGCGCTGCGCGCAGAACGTCCGACAGGGCGGTACCGGTTTTGTAACGACTGACGCCCTGCGTTTTGACGTCGGCCTGCGCACGGCCACCCTGCGCCGGGTGATGGACGCAGGAGTGCGCAGCGGCAGCATTGAGCGCCAGACGATTAAGCGAAGCGACGGACAATCCCGCTGCTATCTGTACCGCGTCCCTGACGCCTGTACATAACGTAAAGGAAGGAAACATTTTATTCATTGAATAAAATATTTTGATGATATACGGGGCGGTGATTCCGCCCTGTTGTTTTTAACGTATTCCTTACACGCCTTTCTACACTGTATTGTCAAAAAACAGAGCAACATCCGGTTAAATGTGTGTGACCACGAAATAAAGCTTTTAACTGGTCACAAATAAGAATTTTCACTTTTTAGTGAAATTTTAGCCGCAGCTAAAAGCCTTTTTATTAAATGGCAACTACCAAAAATAAATTGAGTTATTCAGTAGACGACCGTCGTCACATGGGATAATGTATCGACAAATCAGATTTATCCGATCCCCTTATTTGGATGCGCTTTTTAGCCACCGTGCTAAATAGGCGCAACCCGCCATTCCAGGCGGCGATTACAGTTAAAGTTAATAACGGACTGCAACAATGACAAGTGAAACAACATCGCCTTATACCTCTGAGCGTCAGCACTCGCTTTTAAGCCGTATGCGTTCGGGAATGTCTGTTATGAAGCTGGCGATGGAAAGTTGTGAAGGGGTGATGCTGAACCCTGAAATGCTGGACTGCCTCGACCAGTGGATCGATAACATCAACGAATTGCAGAACTGCGCCAGTCAGCAAGACGGCGCGGAACTGTCGGCCTGATGGCCGACGCCCTGCCCTGATTCCGTGTGACCATGGTCACACGGCTTAATCGTACTGAATGCCGATGCTGATTTTAACCCCGCACGCCGCCGCATACCTGTCCAGCGTAGTGAGCTTAACGCCCCCGGGATTCGTTTCCAGCTGCGTCACCGTTGACGGCGTGACGTTCAGCCGCCGCGCCAGTTCCGCCCTGTTGATGTTCGCGTGCGCCCGCATTTCGTGCAGCAACTCAACGATGGCCAGATTGCGATCCGCTTCTTTCAATCCTTCGCGCGCTTCCTCCGTGTTCAGCATCTGCCCCTTCAGGTCGTTCATTTCCACCGGTTTCATTCAAATACCCCCGCGCGACTCCGCTCCAGATTTACCGCCGTTACAGGTGCGGCCTGCGGCTGCCGACCTTTATTCTGATTCTGTCAGAGTAGAGAAGCACTCACGGCCCGTCAACGCAAAAAGTTTAGCTGTAGCTAAATATTTAGCTTTAACTAAATACCCGAGGACGCTATTGTCTGACTCGCAGGGGGACGCCACCCGCTGCGACAAATGCAATAACGACAGGAGAACAAAGTGGAACAACTGATTCAGTTTACGTTTGGCGGTGCCAGCGTCCGGGTGGAAGTGAAGCCGAAAGAAGTGATCGTGAACTTCTTTGGCCAGCGCTTCCAGTTCAGTTCAACGCAAGCCGCCCTGCGCGAGCGTGTGCGCGCCGAAATCCGCAAGGCGGGGCTTTCCCACCAGCTGGATAAAGTCATCAACCGAGAGGCCGCCACAGCCCGTAAGCGCAGCTAAGAGGGGGTAATGCGGGCGGCAGGTCTGCCGCCCCGTTGCCTGACCGGGAGGGACGCCACCCGCCCGCATTCCAAGACAGGGGAACACCATGAAACGCATCACAGACACCACCGCGTTCGGCGAGCTGGCAAGCGCGCGCGACGGACTCGGGGAGATTTCAAACCGGCTTTATCAGTTTTACGTCAGCGCAAAAAATGACGAAACCGCCGAAGGGCGCTTGCTGGCGCATACGGTGCGCGAGGTTCAGCAGCAGCTGAACGACGTGCAAGCCAAGCTGGCCGCTATGGCCGCGTGCTACCACTGAGGACATTACGATGATCCATTACCACGGCGGCCCGATAACCCCCGACGTCGCCGCGCTTAAAGCGTGGCGCGGCCGTCACGCCTTTATCTCGTTTGCCCGTCCTGACCAGATGGGCATGGCGGTCGAAATCTGTCAGTCGTTCGCCCTGGACAACGGCGCGTTTACCAGCTGGAAAGCGGCAGGGAAAAACAAAATAGACTGGAATGATTACTATGCGTTTGTGGCGCGCTGGAAAAATCACCCCGGCTTTGATTTTGCCATTATCCCGGATGTGATTGACGGCGGCGAACCAGCAAACGATGCGTTGCTGGCAGAATGGCCGCACGGCGATTTTACAGGTGTTCCGGTCTGGCACATGAACGAAAGCGAGGATCGTTTTATCCGCCTGTGTCACCGGTTCCCGCGCGTGGCCATCGGGAGCTGCGGAGAGTATGACGTCAAACGCCCTAAACAGGCAGTTGCCCGTCTGAAAG